TCAGCAGCAGTTTCAATGGTGGGGCAGTTGCTGGTTACGTAGATGTCGATACCGTAGAGGTTACCAATCTTGCCGTTGACAACACCACGACCGTCTACGAAGTCAGAAGACACGTAGCGATCAATGCCCATGATAGCGTTACGCAACGCAGGAGGAATAGCCAAGAAACGTCCGTCCATAGGAGCGTCCTGATCGTCCATCTTTTGTACCATGTCACGGAAGAAAGCATCAGTGAATACGTCAGCAGCCGCTACAGTGTCAACTGCGTAAGCAGTAGTACCAGTAGAAGCGTCATTGTAGTACACGTTGCTGTGTACCCAATCAGAACCGTCACCGTCACCAAAAGACTTACCAAGGCCAAACAGGTCATCGTCTACTTGCTTAGCAAGAGCGTAACCAGCGTCACCAGTGTAGAACTGACGCAAAGACGCAAGAGCCTGTGCTTCAGTGATGTCTTCGATCAAACGTGAGTATTCAAAGTGCTTGTTGATCGTGACCGTTACTTCAGTCTCAACTGCATTCTGAACAGTTACTGCTTGGTTTTCTACCTTAGCATTCGCTGAACCACGAGTGGGCTTAGGAATGTGGATGGTGTCACCTTTTTTACCAGCCATTGACATTTTCTTGACAAGGTTGGCAAGTACAAGGTTTTTCTCATAAGCAGCGATAACCTCATCACTCCAAATCTCTGGAATAAAGACTGCTGCTGAAGTATTATCTACAAAACCGCCTGTAGCTGGATAAGTTGAAGTAGCCATTAGATTCTCCTAAATGTTAGCTATTTGACCCTCCCTTCTGCATAAGCCTTCATAATCTCATCAGATAGGCTTTGATAGCGGTCAGGGTCAGTTTTCATAAGTTTAATAATGTCTGCCCTACGATAAATCTTACGTGACTGTGAGTCAGGGTTGCCACGGGCATTGCCTGTGTTTGCAGTCTTAACTGCTGCTTGCCTTCCTGCCTTCTCTGCCTGTGCAGTCTGCTTGACAGTGGTTTGACGATCTTTCCACAGAGTGAATAGTTCATCAGCCGCTTCATAGTCATACTGCTGGTCAGCTTGTACAAACAATTGAGTCCTAATCTTAGAGCCTTTGATCCACTCTGCAAAGCGATTGTCCTGAAGGATCTGCTGCATATCTGGATGTTTGCTCTGAAGCTGATTTAAAGCCGTAGCTTTCTTGTACTGTTGAGTGTACTGTTCAGCTTCTTTAATCTTAGGATGATTCTCAATGGCTTTACTTACTGCCTTGTCAGGGTCAGTGAAGAAGTCATAATCTTCATCTTGTTCAGGCTGTACTGGTGCTTGTTGTTGTTGCGAGAGTTGTGTCTGAATATAACTATCAACAACTTTCCTTAACTCACCTACCTCACTGCTTTGACGACCTAAAAGCTTTTCAGCTTCTTGGTGCATCCTAGCCAGTTCAGCTGCTGACTTACCACGGTACTTATCAGGTAAATCATCTTCAGCTTGTTGAGTTACCTCTTGTTGAGGCTCTTGTTCAAACTGTTCTTGCTGTGTGTCAAGTTCAGCTGTATCTACGTTATCCTCTTCAGGACGCTCATCTATTAGCTTTGCTGCCATTATTAAACCCCGTGCCTTAGCATTGTGGAGAGTGGTTTTGTAGAAGGGTTCTTACGAGTTTGCCTTCTGTTCTTGTTTTATCTTCCTTTCGCGGTCTCTAGCCCACTTCATAGTAGCTCCTGCAAAGTCACCACTAATAGGGTCTAGTACAGACCTAATTGGAGAGATAACTTTCTTAGCGTCTTCACCGCACTCGCACCTAATAAGTTCAATGTCGTCACTAACAAAGTATTCTTTAATGTGCCCATTAGGACACTTAAAATCTCTAATCTTGAGCATCAGCTGCATCTTCGTCTTGAGCTTGTTCCTGCGCTGCCGCAACCTGAGCCTCAAGATTAAGGATATTAGCCATTACAGCAAGTTGTCCTTTGCGAAAGAAAAGGTCTTGCTCGTCTTTAGTACCTTCTACTGAGTTGACATTTGTTGCTGAAGCTTGAATGTCTCCTAAAAGAATCTTCCATCCATCTGAACGGAACATATCATTTAGATCACGAAAGTACTTTTCTGTTTCTGGTGTCATTACTGTTTCTCCTAATAGGACAGCTAAAATAATTGTTGACTTACTATAGTATTTGTGTTATACTATAAGTATATTATATCATACTTTTAAGTAAAAGTCAAGTTAATTTTTTGTTATTTTTTCACAGGCTTTTTATTGGTCATTTTCTTGCCAGTACGCTTTGCTTCCTTTTTAGCTGCTGCCATACCAGACTTAGTATATGAATAATGTTTTCCACCAACTTTAGGCATATCTATTTCCTCTTCTTTGCTGTTTTTGCTGCTTGTTTAAAGTTCTTTGCAGTAGGTGCGCCTTTAGATCCAACCTTACGCATCTTCTCTCCAGAGCCTTCTTTAATACGCTTACGCTTAGCGTGTATGTTTGCGTACAGTCCTTGCTTAGCCATTACCATTTCACCTTATCAGCCCAGTAAGCTGCTGACATTTTGCCTTTAGCAATGTTTGAAGCATGACGAGCCTTGAAAGACTTCTGTCGTGCTGTGGGTTTCTTGTCACCTGTTACACCTTGTTGACCAAAGCGTATGGTCTTCACTTTGTCACCTTCCTTGGCAACAACTACGTGAGACTTCTTAGGATGACTAGGAGTCCTCTTTGGTTTGTTGTACCCGCTTACTCCCGCTCGTTCCAGTCTTGGGTCTTTCTTTTTCACTGAGTAGCTCCTCCACCTTGCATAGCCGCTCCAAGAGCTTGCTGTAGCTGCTGTTTATCTCCTCCAGTGCCTTGTTCAGTTGTGCTTGGGATACTACCACCTTGTCCTCCTTGGGGGCGTTGAAAACGATTGTCTATTTCTTTCTCTTTAAGTAGGCGATCAGCGATCTTAAGTCTACGTTCAAATTCTCGATCATCCTCCTCACCTTGTCGTATGTTTGTAGTGATGGCTTTGAGCTTATCAATCTCAAGCTCCTGAGGAAGCATCTGAGACTCCATAGAGTACTTCTGAGCCCTAGACATAGCCTCTTGTGCTTGCGCCTCCAGAGCGGCTGTCTGTGCGTTCTGGAAGGCCATCTGTGCTTGCATCTGAGCTTGTTGCATCTGCTCAGCTTGTGGGTTAGGCTGTGACGCCTGTTGCATAGCAGCAATTAGCTCTTCACGGTTAGACAGGTTCATGTTGTCAATGATTGATTGAATCAACACAGGATACAACGGGCTGTCTTGTTGCATGGTCTGTAGCAACTGTACAAGCTGAGTAACTTCGTACTCACGAGCAATGATGCCTAGAGAGCTTGTAGCGTTAAACTTGTAGTCCTTGACAGGGTACAGTTCAGGTTCAAACTGCATATATCTATAAGCTGCTTTCTCTACAAAAGGCAACAGGAAAGACTCTTGGAAGTTAATTAGAGTACGCTTGTGTCTCTTAATGAGAGCACCAAGAGACATACTAATCCCAGCAGCAGTAGCTTCTCCGTTAATGTTACCTGCGATACCAGCTGAATCAACTGCTCCAGTTGCTTGCTGAACCATCTGCTGTAGTGCTTGAGCTTGTGCAAAGGTAATCTGAGAGACATTACCAAAGTTAAACGGATTAAGAATTTCTTTAGGATCGCCATTGGTTAGTATTAACTTCCCTGCTCTAATTTCTGGTTTAGTACCGCGAGGAATACGAGTAGCGTCCATAGCCATCATAGGATGCACTGTGAGCGCCAGAGCGTCAATACGAGCGCGAATCTCTGCATCCAGAGCCTTCTGGCTGTTGTAGCCCTTCTCGCACACACCGCGTCCCCAGAAGCGTGATGGAACAACGTCCCAAGGGAATGCAACAACAGGACGATCCTGCATCATGTAGGGAGAGGCTTCAGCTTTGAGTAGAACACCGTCATTAGCAACAACAACGATAGCTTCTACGTAGTAGCTTTTTTCTTCTTCATCTTCGTTATCAAGATCTTCGTACTCTTCAGCAGCCTCTAGCAGATAACGAGGAACAAGACCGTAGTACTTTGTAAGACGAATCTTATCGTCCTGATACAAAGTCAACTCTTGGTCAGGCTCAATGTCCATATCCTCAGCAGCATTGCCTAGATACGTTTTCTTGTATACACCTTGTTCCTGTAGAATCTCGACAGTGTGACGAGGAACAAACTCATCAATAGCAACACCAAGAGCTTCGTCTACTGTGGTGGCTATAGGGTCAATGAGGAAGTTCTGAGGCATGACAGGACGTAGCTTAACCACGACACGGTCACGAATGTTGACACCAACGGCTGTAAGGTCTCCATCCATAATAGGTTGTGTAGCAGGAGCCATTTCTTTTTCTTCAGAAATAACAACCTCAGCAACACCCGTACCAAAGACAGCAGCATTGATAAGACATTCAGCTACTGCTTTACGAATCTTGGTTTTACCAAAGTCCTCGTGCAGTTGGTTGCGTAGGTATGCAATGTCTGAAGCATCAGGATCATTACGATCATCACTAATGTCAAACCACTTACCACGACCAAACGTAGCTTCCTCCAGTTCCGCTACGGAGGACTCAACAGCCTGTTGCAGAGCAGGGGAGATAATACGTGAGCGTTCAGAGTCACGAGTCTTATCTTCAGCAGCCCAGATACCACGCCAGAGTCTGTAGTATTCATCAAACTTACCTGAGTAGTTTGCTTCGTAGTGGTCACGCCACTTGTTGCAGTTGTGCATTACCCAGTCTTCGAGGGACTCCTCAATGACCATTGGCGCGTCTTCCATACCTTCGTAATATTCCATATTAGTATCCTGCTACGGAGTCAAGTTCTTCATAATCGTCATACTCTTCCCAGTTACCTGCATAAGCTACTTTAGCTAGCTGGTCAATGTAGGCAAGAGCGTCCACTAAGTCATCGTGTGTTAGAGGATCAGGAAACTGAAACAGTTCATCTAGGAAACGACTGTTCCACTCTCCTTTGTTAAGAGTGATAAGACCATGCTCAAAGCGCCCCTGTAGAGCCCACATGATCCTATCCGTTTTCTTTTGGTTGCCGTGGGTAAGTTCCTCAACACGGAAGAAGAATCCCTGACGTTTCATCATATCCGTCAAGGGTGACATTACCGCTTGCTTAGCAATTCCTCTTTCAATTCCCACGCTAATTGGTTTGTAGTCTCTAACCACTTCGAAAATCTTTCTAGCGGTCTCCTCAAGTGTCCAACGACCGTAGACAATGTTATCCACAAACCAACCAGACTCTCCAACCTTAACCACTGCAATTGCTGTGTTGTCCAGTCTTGAATTTTTTGAACGCTTCTTAGTAACGTCCTGAAAACCTGCCAAGTCAATAGCGACATAGTAGTCACCCTCCACATTGCTGTCATCTACGACAGTAACCCATTCTTCCTTAAACATCTCAGAGCCTTTCGCTTCGAACGAAGCCATAAACTCTTGACGAAACGCATAGCTGGACATCGACTTTTTCGCCACGTCAATCTCTTCTGGGTCGAGTAGCGGGTTGTCGTAAGACGTAAAGTGCCAACTCCTGTAAGTGTCATCTCCTGATAGCTCTCCATATTTGTATAGTTCATAAAAATGGTTACGCCCCATAGGAGTACCAATGAACAATGCAGAGCCTTTTTGGTCAGCTAGAGCAGGTCTTAAAATCTGTTCCCATACGTCTGGTTTGATGTCAGCATATTCATCCAACACTAAGTATTTAAGAGACACACCACGCATAGTTTCTGGTCTGTCTCCCCCTTTTAATGATATTGTAGCTCCATTAATCAGTTTGATCTGTAGGTTGTTTATGTGCGACCCAGCTATGACGGGATGTCCTAACTCCAACAAAGTCTGCCACATAATGTCTCTGGCCTGTCCTTGTGTTGGCGCAACGTAAAACACATGCCCTCTGTCAGTCTGTAGGGCATTTACTATGAGAAGCCATGCAGCCAAGCGTGACTTCCCTGTCCTTCGTCCTGCAGCAACAATCTTGAATCTGGTGTCGTCTTCCCAGACCGTTTGTTGCCATGGTAACAAAGAAATATTTAAATCTGTCATAGAACGATGTTACTAGTGGGAGCTTCGTACAGTTCGTATGAGATGATGAATGTAGCGTTGACTGAAGAACACTGTATGTCTATAGTCTCTCCTTCAGTCATAATAAGATACTTACCATCACCACCAAACTCAACAAGGTCTCCAGCAGACAGGTTCTTGCTGTGTAGAAAAGAATAATCATTACCATCAGACCAACGAGCATCTATAGTTATAGAGCCACTGGCTGATGCAAAAAAGTAGTTTACTTTGCAGTGGTAGCCTTCAGGGACTGTTATTACGCTGACGTAGGTGTTGTTGTCTGCTGCTTGCGGTAGATAGCCTTTAGAGCCTAGAGTAGTAACCATGTCAATATGTCCACATTACAGGATCTTCTACGTTGCGTAGGTCAACATGCACAAACCCATCAGCAACACCAATCCCTTTGAATCCTAACTCTATAGCCTTCTCA